GATTCAGGATATTTTTATCCCATTTGCTGAGAATCGTTTACGCCGTGAGCTACGCACTAATGAAATGTTAAGTTATACAACCTTGACTCTGACTAATAACGTAGCAACATTACCTGCTAACTTTCTTGAGATGCGCGAATTGCATTTTGATAGCAATCCTGTGGATGATATTCAATACCAAACGCCTGACTTGTTCTTTCGCAACAGAATAACAAAGACTAGCGGCTCGGTTGTTTACTTTACTATATTGGCAAATGAGATTCATTTTGCACCAACGCCTAACGTAACAAGCGATTTGCAGATATTGTATTACACAAAGCCTCCTTATCTATCAAACAGCAATACATCAAACGTATTCCTTGCTAACTATCCTGACGCGCTTTTATATGCGTCACTGGCAGAGGCTGAGACTTATCTGATGAATGATGCGCGTGTTGCTACATGGGCGAATATGTATGACCGTTCTATCCAGAACATTTATGCAAGCGATCAAGGTAAAAACACGCCTAATACTTCAATTGCAGTGGTGGCTCGATAATGCTGATTAAACTTGATATGGCTGAATGGTTGCCTGACCGTCCTGGCGTTGTTGGCGCATTAACAGAAGCAACTAACGTCTATCCTGTTGCAGCAGGGTATGCCCCTTTCCCGTCTGCCGTAGTTTTAAGCGATGCAGCAAGTGAGCCGTTATTAACTTGTTTTGCTGGGAAAAGTTCAGGTTCTACTACTATTTGCTGGTGGCGCGTCAAAACTATTTAAGTATGATGCCAATGACCTTGACCTTGATGATGTTTCGCAGACGGGTGGATATACCGCAACATCGTGGGACTTTACACAATTCGGCAAGGTAGTCGTTGCAGCTAATGGCACTGATATTTTACAGGGCTGGACGCTAGGCACTTCTACTGAGTTCGCTGACCTTGACGCAGCCGCTCCAACTGCCAAGTATGTCACCGTAGTTCGAGATTTTCTTGTAGCTGCAAGCGACGCTACCGATGCAAACAAAGTTTATTGGTCTGACATCAACGATGAAACAAATTGGACACCAGGCGCAGCGTCTCAATCTGATTTTCAAATTATTGCAGACGGTGGTGACATAATCGGATTAACTGGTGGTGAAGTTGGTATTGTTTTGTTGGAACGATCAATTGTGCGGATGACTTATATAGGTTCGCCGTTGTTTTTTCAGTTTGACAATATCTCTCGTGGCGTAGGATGCTTTGCTTCTGGTTCAGTTACTCAATACAAGGGCATTACTTATTTCTTGTCTGATAACGGCTTTTATCAATGCGATGGGCAATCTGTTCAGCCCATAGGCACAGAAAAAGTTGACCGATTCTTTTTTGATGACGTTAATGGCAATATGCTAGATAAAATGTCAGCAGCCGTTGACCCAATTAAAAAGCTAGTCATATGGAACTATTTTGCCACAGACGGAAGTCCTGCACAGCTTATCTATTCTATTGACTTAGGTAGGTGGACATACGCTAGAGCCAACATTGACGCCATTGCTGATTTGGCAACGGCTGGAGTTACATTAGAAGGTCTTGATGCTTATGGCACTGTAGATACGATTGACCGCACCTTTGATAGTCGTGTTTGGTCTGGGGGCGATTTACTGCTGGCTGGCGTAAGAGGAACTCAGATAGTTACAGTTGATGGTGCAAACCTTCCAGCTAATTTAACCACTGGTGACGTACAGCTACAAGGACAAAGAAGCGTTGCAATATACGGAAGACCTTATGTTGACAATGGCTCTGCAAGCATTTCAATAGCATCCAGAGACGTTTTAAGTGATTCAATTAACTTTGGCATTACAACTACAGCAAACAGCGAGGGGCGCGTTCCTATGCGTTCTAGTGGCAGGTTTCATAGGATTAAACTAATCCCAACAGGAAGCTGGACAACTGCCGTTGCGATTGATGTTGAATTAGCACCTCAGGGCATAAGATGACAGTAGGTACTAAGGTTCAGTTTAGAACGCTGCCATTTAATGGTGGAACGCAACGTGAAATATCAGAAGTCGTGCGTCAATTAATGAATGGCAAAAGTAATAATGCTGGCTTTATTACATTAGATACAAGCGGCGCAACTACTACAACAATATTTAATGAGCGCATTGGCTATGACTCTGTAATTATTTTAACGCCAATCAATGATGTATCTGCTGCACAATACCTGCCTTACGGTGCTTGGCATGATGAAACAGATCAGAGTGCTGCTAATACGACAACCGCTTATGCAATGAAGTTTAGTGATTCTGATTTTAACTACATGACAAGCGTAGAAAGCGATGGCGTTAATCCTACAGAACTGACTGTTCAAGTTGCTGGGTTATATAACTTGCAATTTTCTGCACAGCTTAACAATTCTACCAATGCCCAACAAATTGTAGATATTTGGTTTCGTAAAAACGGCACTGATATAGCAGATAGCAATTCAAGATTTACCCTTGAACCAAGAGATAGTAATAACGTGCCTTTTAGATTGCTTGCTGGATTAAATTTTTATGTTCCACTTGACGCTGGTGATTACGTTCAAATTATGTGGTGTACAACTAACACTGGAGTCACTATTGAACACTTTACAGGATTAACAAGCCCAACACGGCCTGACATTCCGTCAATCATTGCCACGATGAATTATGTTGCTGTAAACGGATACACAGATGACTTGCATTACGAACCATATATAAGCTCAAAGGCTCAAGGCTCTGCTGTTATAACGCACTTGCCTAATTTTGTGAGCGACATGGATTACGGATATATAATTGTAGGATGAACGCACGCTATATATACCCTAATCAGATTCGGGAAGTTTGGGACTTCGTTAAACAAGGGCTAGAAAAAGTCAGAGCTAAAGGCCACAACGACTGGATAGCTGAAGACATCTATTGCGATTGCTTTACGCAAAAAGCGATGCTTTGGATAGTTTCAAACGATAACAACGATGATTTAGGATTTATGGTTTTGCAGCCAATCGGCAAAACATTGCATGTTTGGGCTGCATGGTTAGATTCTATCAATCCAAACGATGTAATAGATGGGTTTAATCACATTAAAGAAATAGCAAGGCAAGGTGGATGCAAGAAGGTTACCTTCACATCTGTTCGCAAAGGGTGGGAACGCCACGCTAAAAAACTAGGCTGCACGCCTTCAACATGGGAATGTAAATTATGATTAGCTTAAACAAATGGGTTAGTAACTTAGCAAACAGTCTTACTTTTTATGGTGGTTCTAGTGGCGGTGGTTCGTCATCCACCTCAACAGACGTTAGCAAGACGCTTAGACCGTATGTCACTTATGGCTTGAACGAAGCTCAGCAACTGTATCAATCTGACACGCCTCAGTATTATGGCGGTCAAACATACGTTGATCCAACACAGCAAACACAAGCCGCGTTACAAGCAGCACAAAACCGCGCATTAGGTGGCAACCCATTACTCCCAGCAGCACAACAGCAACAAATGGATGTCATTGGCGGCAATTACCTACAAAACAATCCATATTTTAATCAAGCAATGCAGGGTGCTGCACAAGGCGCAACGACTTCTTACCTTGATGCTATCAATCAAACACGCTCAGGGGCTTCGCAAGCTGGTAGATATGGCTCTGGCGCAATGGGTCAGTTAGAAGGCCGTCAAGAACAAAACCTAGCAAATGCTTTGGCTAATCAATACGGTCAACTAGCCTATCAAAACTACGGCGCAGAAAGAGGCCGTCAAGAAGCAGCAGCAGGAGCAGCCCCGCAACTTGCTCAAGCAGATTATGGTGACATTCAACAATTAATGAATGTTGGCCAAACAATGGAAGATTACCAAAAGACTGCTTTGCAATCTGATATTGACCGATTCAACTTTGAACAGAATCTCCCATATTCCAAACTATCAACATTCCTTTCCAGCGTGTATGGCGCACCTCAAGGCCAAGTATCTACAACTAAAACATCTGGCGGCAAGATTATTTGCACAGCCATGAACGAACTCTATGGCTTTGGCTCGTTCCGTCAAAAAATATGGCTGGCACATTCTGCATCTATGCCTAACGCTAAAACTTACGAGAAAGGCTATCATGCGCTCTTTTTACCA